TTGCAATAGCATATTCACGAGTCGAACCCGCAAACACCTGTCCGCCGATCAAATTGATCGGCTTTAGCCCATAAGGGGCGTCTACAACAGGATAAGCCATTTTTGACCTCGTTTAAGTTAAGTTCCTTTGCCAAACGATACTTTTGAACGCTTCTCCGCAAAGAGTGGCATCCGAGCATCGCTCTCTCGCATAAAGTTGTTGTCTACAGCATCCATGTTGGCTTTGGCAACATCACTGAAGTGTTTAGTGCGTTGTTTTACAAACTCTTCAGGCATTTTGCAGAGCAACAATCCGTCGATCTCGATATTGTCTTTAAACCGGCTGTTTTCATCACGCATAAACATAAGGTTTGGTTGCTCTTCAATCCTTACCGGCTCCCATCCTTCTCTGAGTTTGGCAGAGATATTCTTGGGGTCAGCCTTACCAAGCGAGGACACACGTACCCAGCGGGGTACATATCCAGGCATCGGATCAACTTCAGGTAGGACATCAGCACGCTTCCACTGTTTAGGACGTGCAGACTTTTCGCGGTTCTCAACTTCTCTGGATAAACGATTTTCAGCCATTTGCTCGCTCCAATTTCATTTGTTCCTTCACATACTGCTCAGGAGTTATTCCCATCTTCTTGATGACGTTAAGTTGGGATTGACTAAGTTTGACTTTTTTGGAAGTCGTACTACGAGAAACAGGAGCTACAACAGTAGCTGGTCTTTCTGTACGTGCTGGAGTTGATTTTGTCTCAGGCTCAGCAGGTTCGTCGCCCCATTCATACTCGGGGAATCTTTTACGCATCGTCTTATCGACAATTTCCCAGTACTCATCAGATCCTTCAAATGCTGCACCGCGTTCCCTAAGCAGTTTGTTGTTTAGGCCAAGTGCGGCAGCAGTCATCTCATCATCTGATCCAAACCACGTATTTTGTCTACGCCATGAATCAGTTTTTGGATCTAATCTCGGAGCCTGGGGCTGCGTATTAGGTAAATTTACTTCAGTTTCTTGCGGTTGTACAGGGGGTTTGTATCCTTTTAATCGCTCAAGTCTATAAGACGCTTCAGTTAACTGCTTCTGAGCTTCTAATAACCGATCAGAATCACCCGCTTCATAAGCCTCTTTATAAGCTTTTTCAGCGTTTTTAAGCTCTAGTTCCACAGCATTTTTAGCTGTATTAACTAAATGTCCTTCGTTTTCAGTCACTTTAGAACGTAGCGTTTTAATCTCGTTTTGTAACTGCTGCGCCATTTCAATCGCAGTCTGCTGCTCACGTAACGCACGTTCTTTCTCACGACGCTCGTCGTGCCAAACTTTCTTCATCTGCTTGAGGCGAGTTTTGACTTTCTCGGAATACTCTTCGAGTTCGTCTTCCTCAAGCTCCTTAACTAGCTCTTTAGGTAAGGGTTCCCGCCCACGATCTTCAGGAGGCGTGTCGTCTTCGATCTCAATCTCAAACTCGGTGTTGGCGGTTTCTTGCTCAGCCATTTTTAAACTCCTTATGCGCGACTAATACCGCGAGGATCTTCTACAACCCCCTCGATAGAGTCATCGTTAATGATGCGAAATTCCCGACCATGAATTTTCAGGCGTGTACCTGCATGGGGGCGAACCAATACAAAATCACCGACTTTGCAATACGGCCCTGATGGGAATCGCTTCTCGTCCTTATAAGCATCCGGCCCCATCTTGATGACAAAAAGCACCGTCGTTAATAATTCCTCGTGGTGCATCGTGACATCGGCTTTAATGAGTCCATTATCAAACTTGTCTTCAATCTCAGGAATTGCACACAAGATTCGATAACCTGATGGCTCAGGGAGTTGTCGCGCTTTTTCTTCGGCGGTTTCAGGTAGTACCGTCGCAGAGCCGCTTGTAGACCCTACTAGGAGTTCACTCATCGTCGTCACTCATCCTTTCTAACATATCGGCAAGATACCCTTGCGCTATTGCGATTCCACGCATCACACCGCACTGAAAGCGATAATCCGCGTGGTCCTTTGCCAGCCCCTGCGCTAGAACTTCGGCTAAATGCTTTTGTTCATCAATACAGCGGCTGATCAAATGCCGTAAAACTTTCTCGGTTTCGTTCATTCTTTACTTTCCCCAACGGCTTTTTTAGTTACTGATTCACGTTGTTGCTGCATTGCAGCAATATTCCGAGCTATATCAGCACCAATCCGCGTGCCCTCTATCTCATTGCGAACGGCTTCAACGCCTGCCTGGAACTCCTGCTCCATCTGGTCTTTGGCGATCTGAGCACCCAATCGGGCACCGTCGATCTCAGACTGGTTTTGAATCCGCATACGCTCGGTATCGATTTGGGCTGCTTTAAGTTGCGCATCCATCTGATCTTTAGCGGTTTTGCGTTGCAATTCTTGAGCTTGAAGCTGAAGTTCTTGTTGCTGCATCTGCACAATTGGATCTTGTGCCTGCTGCTGAGCCTGGGCTTGTTGAACCATCGCCTGATTAGACTGCAAGAGTTTCTGTGCTCCTGCGGCAGCGAGTCTGGAGATCTCGACCTCCATCTCTTCGGGCAGTTCTTCGTTGGGTGCAGGGTAGGGAACCCCGAGTTTGTCTTCGATGTTTTTACGGTATTGAAAGGCAAAGTGTTGGGCAATATGCGCCATAAATGCTGCTTGCATAGCCTGAGCGTTTGGACTCTGACCAAGAACTTGAGCAGTGATTGGGTCTTGCAGTGCTGACATATGCACTGTGATGTGTGCGGCGTGATCTTGATAGATAAACGCCTTGACTGGCTTGCCTTGGAACATATCCATGTTCTCAGATACAGGATCAGTCGGTTTCATATCGTCTTCCATTGGCACGAGCTTCTCGGCGTTTTTAATACCAAGAACCTCTAACATCTGCCTATGAAGATAGGGTAAGTCATATAACTGAGGCGCAGTAGCAGCCAACTGCATAACCGCTTGGTACTGCACCACCTTCTGGCTCATTGTCGCTGCGTTCGGATCACTGACCGGGATCACATCGACGTTGTCGTAGTCTGATTTCTTAGCCCTGGGGCGACCATCCACTGGCTCGTAGTCGTAAGTCTCAGGCGTGTAATCAGCGATGATGGTTTTTAAGAGCCGGAACTCCTGCTTCATCGCGTAGTGAATCCGCGCCTGAACAGCCGACATCACCTTCAGTGTGCGTTCTAGGATCGCTAGCGTCGTCCCAACTGGGGACTGAGCCGACATATCAGAGACTTTAAGATCAGCAGCAGAGGCAAACCTCCGACCCTCGTCGATGATCTTGTCCATGAGTGCAGCTAACACCTGCGAAGGCTCCTTGTACGGAAGCGGCATGATGTTGTCTTTGAGAGCACCCGAGGCTATGTCCACATCGCGCCATTCAGCCGGAGCAAACGGTGTGTCATCACCTTTAGTACGCATTCCCTTAGTCTTAAAACCGCCTGGGAGGTTCGATAGCGTACCTGCATCTACAAGCTGACGAAGAATCGACGTACCCGACTTAGCAAACCCACCGATCAAATGGATAAGCCCAAAGGCATAAAAGCCAAAGCCTGGGATATAGGGGTAGTGGACAAAGTGCTGGCGCTTTCTTTTCAGATCATCATCTGGGTTCCAATTACGCCTGATAGCTAATATCTTACTGTTTGATTTCTCAATCGTAATGACGTACGGAACAGCCAGCCCAGTCTCTTTGCCATCTTCATCTTTGTCAGGAAAGCCTGGAAGATCAAGGGTTACGTGCATTTCTAAGAGCTTGTACCGATTATCGGTTGTTGCCCTGAACCCCATCTTTTCTGCAATCTTTTTCTCTACTTCATCAAGCGAATCGCTAGGATCTTCAAGCTCTACATCAACGTAGAACCCACTCTCCATTAGCCGCTCTAGCTCATTTTTAGTCTTACGCATGACATGCGTAACACGCTCGGCTGTCTCAATATTCGCAGCACCATATGGCACCACAAGATCATCAGCCGACACATACATAGCCGTCTGTCGATCAAGCCCTGGGTCAAAGTAGATTTTCTTAAACGCATTACCCGCCAGCCCCAGTCCCCACAGCATCTTCTCGTGCTCAGGTCTGTACTCGATCATCACATCAGTAAGCTGGTGGTTCATATCTG